TGCTGTTGTTATAGATGCAGATTTTGAAGAGAAATAAAAAAAGGTGAGCGTTTTATGCTCACCTTTTTACATATGCACGTGAAAATTCTGCCACCACACGTGTGAAATTTCTGACGGCGCATTATGCCATCTGAAATTTTGCCGTATTTTTCCTGTTTTCTTGAGTATAGATTTTTTGTAGTTCTATGTAAGATTTTCCATTCTTATATTGATATAGGTTACATGCGCCTATAGCCTTAAATGGGCTATATTTCAATTTTAAGGCGCATTTATATGAAAGATGATAATTATATCACGATATGATTAAACACGCTTAAAAGGGCTATTTAAAGCCCTGTAGAATATCTCTACAATTTGTATGTATGAGCTGCATTATATAGATAGCCCATATTTCAATTTTAAGCGTTGTTTGTATGGTTATGGTATATTTATATCACCATTATATAAAAGTCTCTTAGAACGCTTAAAATGCTTATTTACCTATGATCATAAAAATGTTTGTGAACGCTTATTAAATGTTTATGAACGACAAAAAAGAAGATGTCACCATCTTCTTTTTCTTTTGATTGCACTGCTACCATTGAAACTAAGTAAGAATATTTCAACTTGCAGCATGAACCACGCTACAAATTTAATAAACCACCATATCAACCAAAAAGGCAAAAATAGAAAATACATTAATAATCTAAACATTAATCAATCCCCTCTATGCGAATAGCACGGCTTGCGATTGGGTCCACCTTAACAAACATACCCATTACGTCGTATATTTCCGTGTTTTCCGTTTCTTCTACTATATCATACATTGTACGAATATAACAGATATCATCATAGTTGTTTATTTCTTCATAGGCTTCTAATTTCTCTAAAATTTTTAGTTCCTGGTCCTCATCACCATAGTAATAATAATCATCACCATAATAATATTTACTATAATAAGTATCATCATAATGATAATATCGTGCTTGCCATGGGATATAGCCCTCATTACTATAATAGATACCATCGTTTTCGATCCAATCACCATAACGGTAAATATTGCCGTGACTGTCTAAGAACGCCAGGCGTGAACCATTTATAATAGGTTCTAGCAGCTTCTCCGTTCTATCATCGTGTAAGAATTTAGGGTTCATATCATAGAGATATGATACACACTTATTTACAAATAATTGTGTATCACTATAGATGCTTTTCTTTTCTTCAAAGTCACCAATAATACCATTATGTGCCATACCTAAGTTAGTTATAACATGTGTTTTTCGTAAAGCGTTTAGGTCACTAGTGACAGGAAAAGGATGGCAAGTGGCGCCATCTGTTTTCCCACTAGTAGAAATACGAAAATGCAAAATTAATGGAATTTCTTCTATATTGATTTTCTTTTTTAGATTATCAAGACTATTTAACAATTCTTTCAAGGTCATGAAGCCTTTATTGATATGTACTCTATTGTTATAAGCGTACATATAACCCGCACCGTCGGGGTTGGTGTTAAACATTGTTTTCAAAGTAGTTTCATCTATCATTTTATGATGGGCTGGTTTGATTGCAATAATACACATTAGAATTCACCCCCTAACAAGTTAGAAAGTTCTTTTCTATTGCATAGATAGTAATAACCGTGTGTTTCAAAGGTTTCAAACTCCGATAAATCAATATAGTTTTGACGGCGTTTGTGCAATTCTCCGTTATTGTTATAGAGACAATAGAAAACGATTGTATCTCCTACAATTTCACCAACACATACATGATTTAAATTGATAAAAACGTTTTCATCTAAATCTTTTTTAATTGCTTGCATTAGTTCGTTTTCTTTCTTTTCTAATTCACCTAAATTTAATTCACTATCGCAATAGATTTCACGTGAATTACTGTATTCTCTACAATAATCACCATCTAGCAATAAATCCCATGTGATAACATCTGTATTACTCATTGCGACCATACAGATATTATGAACTAGTTCAAGGCTGGCCATAAATGTTTCATACTTAAGAGTTCCACGGAAAAATCTAAACTCATAAGTAGAACTATTATTTTCATTGAACCATGTAGAATGGCCATAGTGTTTGGTATTTTTCGCTTTGTGCATTGTTACGTTGCTTTTACCGATTTTTTCCCCAAAGTCGCTATAACCATAATCCCAACACTGGCGACGTGAAAACTGGAATAATTCATCTTTAAAGAAGAAAAGGATTGTTTTCAATCTGTCATAACCGCGATCATCAAAAAACGACTTGTTAACGTGCACGTGTAAACCACATGTGCCAGCGTCATGACTTTCACACTTGCCATCTAATTCACTAAAGAACCAGTCGTTATAATGTTGGTTCTTGTGATATGCTAGTGTGCATGGTTGACTAATAAATTCAAAAGCAACTGTACAATCATATTCACAATGTAATACATCTGTACTGTCACCATCTAATACGCTTGCAGCTAAACTTTCACAATCGCCGCGTACGTTGTCAACTTCTAATTCAAACCCCATAAATAAAGGACTTTCACGTGCTAGAGAACGAGGGCAATAACCATCTTCATATTTATGATAGTCATAAATAATAGGTTCCATATCTTCCCAGCAAGTATCACAATAATAATTGCCATCTCTATAATGCATATCATAATCGCTGCTGAAATAATCGTCGCATTCATCACACTTTTGAAAATCATAATCCCTTGATACATATTCATCTGTATCTGTTAGATAAACAGTATAGTTTTCTGGTTGATAGTCTTCAGTATCTTCACAATAAATATAATTTTCACTTTCTATAGTATCATTTGTTAAAAGGTCATTATCACAATAACCATAATTGCTAGTATTTTTATTGATATAGCAATCTTCAAAAGAAGAATATTCAATATTATAATCTTCTTTTAATTCTTCAAGTTTACTCTTAGAAATAGATTTAAAATTATTGTTGTCATAATACTTTACTAATAAATCATCCATAATGTTTTACCTTAAGAAAAACATATGATATAATCATGTTGCTATTTGTCGCTCAAAACATATAGCACTAATATAAAGAGATTAATTCTAATATGTACATCTATATATAGATTGGTACGTTGTGGATTAATCTCTTTTCTTTTTTAGTACTATATATAGCAATATGTATATATACGTTTCTCTTTTCCTTTTGAGATTTTCACGTATTCAATTGTCAATGAACTATCTTATAAACACTATAAAGTGATTACACCTATATTATACACTATAAAGTGGTTGTGTCAATAGAAATAAAACATTTTATAGTGTTTGTTTTAATCTGTCTTTTAATCGTTCGTTTTTTAGACATAATCTTTATAATACCCCCGCCCTCCCCATTTTTTCGAGCGTGTCACCGAAGGTGCTCAACCCCGCTACCACCGACGACCTATTTTTAAGACCTTACACTAGATAATGTTTGACATCGATGAAACGTTGTGCTATACTCTAATTGAAAGGTGAATGGAGGTAATGAAAAATGAATTTTCAAGAAGCAATGTATAAACTGATTAAGGATAATAACAGTTCATTCGCAAGGCTCGCCGAAAGATTAGGATATGGAAAACCATCAAGCATAGGTAACGTCATTAAAAGAGGAGATGCTAGGGTAAGCATGTTGGTCAACATATGCAACGAACTTGACTACGACATCATCATCAGACCACGAGGCGGTAATGACAGAGCAGAAAGAACAATCGTACTAGATGAAGTGCCCGACAGAGAAGACAACAGAGGAAAATGGCGATGAAATACGGCTACGCACGAGTGAGTACAGGAAAGCAGTCTCTCGACAGACAGATAGACAGCCTGCGCTCATACAATGTAGACTATATATTCAGTGACAAGTACACGGGCACAAGAATCGACAGACCGAACTACTGCAAGTTGAAGGAAACGATAAAAAAAGGCGATGAACTATACATCCACGCACTAGACAGACTTGGAAGAAATAAACAGCTCATAAAGGACGAGATTAGATTTTTCCAGGAAAAGGGTGTTATAATAAGAATACTTAATATGCCTACAACCATGATTGAACTGGACGGACAGGAATGGATCATCGAGATGATAAACAACATAATCCTCGAGGTGCTTTCATCACTCGCTCAGCAGGAGCATGACATGATGGTGGAGAGAACCGTTGAAGGTCTCAAAGCTGCACGCAAGAGAGGAAAGAGCATCGGAAGACCGACTGTCTCAATCGAAGAGGTAGATAACCTGGTCAGACAGGGTGTATCGATAACAGATGCCTGCAAGCAGTGCAATGTGAGCAGAGCAACGTATTATAAGCATAGAGCCTAGAGCCATGCACCACATATGGTGTAGGCTCTTTTTTTTGTGCACTAAATGATGAAACACAGCAATGGATAAGGAGGAAATATGGCAATAGATAAGAAGAAAGTGAAGCTGTACAAGAGTACTGACAGTCTTACTGCCAAGTATGACATTGTACTGAACTGCTACGCTACGAATGACAAAGATACGCTTCTGCATCTGAACAAGGACTTAAGGCGCAGACTGGCTGAAGCAAACAGCAACAGAAGCAAGGATATCGAGGAGCGATACAATATGTATCAGATGTATAAGAAGACATTCCTGTTTACGGCGCATTATTCGTTCGAGGACTACATGCTTTATCTCGAGATAAACAGACCTGTTAATGAGCAGTTCTACCGTCCTCGAATGAAGATACTGAAAACCGTAGTAAAAGATCTGCAGGACCTCCACGATGGAAATCTACAGGAACTGTTTATTTCGATGCCGCCACGAGTAGGCAAGACAACACTTATTATGTTCTTCCTTACATGGCTCATGGGAATCAATTCGGAGAAGACGAATCTGTACAGCAGTTTCTCTGATACAATCACGCATTCGTTCTATGAAGGTATAAATGAAATCATCAATGACAATATGACCTATACATACAGTGAGATTTTCCCAGCATCCGTCATAGTGAATCAGAACTCTAGATTAAACACACTGGATTTGGAACGAAAGAAGAGATACCCAACACTTACATGTCGTTCTATCTATGGAACACTGAACGGTTCGTGTGACTGTAACGGCGTGCTTATCGGCGATGACTTGATCGGTGGTATCGAAGAAGCGCTCAATCCGGAGCGTATGTACAAGACATGGAAACTAGTGGATAACAACCTCATCACACGTGCTAAACAGGGGAGCAAGGTATTGTGGATAGGTACTAGATGGTCGCTTGTTGACCCGGCCGGCCTAAGACAGGACCTTATATTGAATGACCCGAACTTCAAGTCAAGAAAGTATAAGATTGTGAATCTGCCAGCACTCAATGAGAATGATGAATCCAATTTCGACTATGACTATGGCGTTGGATTCTCTACTGAATACTATCAGCAGAGAAGGGCGTCATTCGAGAGAAACGATGACATGGCATCCTGGTTCGCACAGTACCAGGGAGAGCCTGTAGAACGTGAGGGCGCATTGTTCAACGGCGGAGATATGAAGTTCTATAACGGAATACTGCCGAACGAGGAGCCAATCAGAAGACTGACCGTAGTAGATACTGCCTGGGGCGGCGGTGACTACGTGAGCGCTCCGATAGCCTATCAGTATGCAGATGGAACGGTATATATACCAGACGTTGTGTTCAATAACGGCGATAAGAGAATAACTCAGCCGGAAGTGGCGAAGAAAATCGCTTCGTGGGGTGTACAGGACTGCGATGTCGAAAAGAATAATGGTGGTGAAGGCTACGCTGAAGATGTACAGAAGGAACTTGAACGACTTGGCTACAAATGCGTCATAACATCACACAGTGCGCCGACAACAAAGGCAAAAGAGGTACGTATATTTCAGAACGCTCCCGATATTAGAGAGTTCTATTTCCTTGAGCCAGGCAAACGCTCAAAGGAGTATTCAATGTTCATGAATAACCTGTTCTCATTCAAGATACTCGGCAAGAACGAGCATGATGATGCGCCCGACAGCTTGTCACAGTTGTGTGACAGACTGTACGGAGGCTATGGAACGATAAAAGAAATATTCAAAAGACCGTGCTAAAAGGCGCCGTTTCTCTCTCTGCAAAATACAATGATATTAGGGATGCCTGCATTCATTTGCCTACCCCCTATGTCACCTACAAGGCATCCCTCATATCTATTCATTACAGGGAGGAAATTAATGAAAAAGAACATATATTGTCCTCTCTGCTTGAAGAGAGGAAAAAAGAAGATACTAGGCAGAGTAAGCGGCGATACAAGCGGTACGCTATATCTCTGGTGCAAGGTAGACAAGAAAGAAATAGAAATTCGTGTGGAAGGAGGCAACGCTGGTGATTAGCAGAGGCAGAAAGACAATCTATTCAAGTGAATCAGAAATCACAAGAGATAATGTTCAGAAAGTAGTCACATATGCGATGCAGACGCACGAATTAAATCGCAAGGATATAAAGTACCTTATCGAGTACGAGAAGGGAAGACAGGACATCCTTGATAGAGAGAAGCCTGTAAGGCCCGAAATCAACGAGAAGATAGTAGAGAATCACGCATCACAGATTGTTAATTTCAAGACAGCTTTCGTGTTTGGTTCGCCAATCAGATACGTTCAGAAGGCTGAACAGGAATTGAAGAGCGAAACTACATCAGACGAGGATGATGGGTACATCGGTGAACTAAACAGCATGTGCTTTGACGAAAGAAAGCACACAAAGGACCAGGAACTAGCAAAGACATTTCTGACATGCGGTGTGGGATATAGAGGAGTTTTTCCTCAGAAGGACAAAACTGCTTATACACCTTTTAGAATTGTTAACCTGGATCCTATGAACACATTCATCATCTACAGTCCCGACATTTTCCATGATCCGCTTCTTGCGGTCACATACTGGCGTGATATGAACGATAAAGGGGTCGTGGAAGAAACGCATTATACGGCCTACACGAATGACAGGGTGTTTCAGTTCACAGATACACATGTCGGTGAGGTTGAAGAAAGCGTAAATGGTATCGGAGCAATTCCTATTGTCGAATATCGACAGGATTATGACAAGATGGGCTGCTTTGAGAGAGCCATCGGCCTGTTAAATGCAATCAACACATGCACAAGCGACAGACTGAATGGACTGGCACAGAATGTACAGTCATTCATTTGGTTCGATAACGTTGACATGAACAAAGAAGACTATGACGAACTTAGAGAGAACGGTGCATTATCCACAACAAGCAGAAACGGAACTACAGCGTCCGTAAAGACGATTGAGACATCGCTTAATCAGAATGAAATTCAGAGTCTGAGTGATTACTTATATGCCCAGTTACTACAGATCTGCGCTATGCCTTCTAGGGAAGCACAGAGTGGTTCTACAACAGGGCAGTCATCTATGCTGAGTGGTGGATGGCAGGAAGCAGAGGAAGATGCTTATCGACTCGAAGAGATGTTTGACGAAGGGGAAAAGAAGTTCCTCGCTATCGTTAAAAACATTCTCGACCGAAGCAATACAGTTGTTAAGGAAGAAGTCAAACTAAGAGATATCGACATCAAGTTCTCTAGAAACAAGGTCACAAATATGCTTGTCAAGACACAGGGGCTTCTAAACATGAAGACATTCGGCATCCATCCAAGAGTTGCTATTCAGACTGCTGACTTATTCAGCGACCCTCAGCAGGTATACGTGGACAGCAGGGAGTACCTAGATGCAGCATATAACACTGAATTAAAAGCTGGCATCAATGATGATGGCAAAGACTTACAGAGCAATCCACAGGGTGATAACCCAGCAACAGTTACAGATGACCAGAATATACAGATGTCATTCGTAAATTCCGGTTAGCATATTTAGGTAAGTATATTTGAGTTAGAGAAAAACTTTAAAGAGCACATACATAGTTAGAGAAAAACTTTAAAAAGCACATATATAGTTAGAGAAAAACTTTAAAGAGCAAGGAGAATCAAAATGAACGTAAGAGAAATCTTAGGCGCTAGATTAACTGAAGACACAACAATCGAAGATTTAATCGAAATGCTAGAAGCAGATAATTCTACTGTATCAGTCAGAGAATATAACGCTATGAAAGATAAAAGTGATAAAAACGCAAAGGAAGCAGCCAATTATAGAAAGCAGCTCAATGCGAATAAATCACAGGAAGAGATTAATAAAGAAGAAACTCAGAGACAGTTGGATGAATTGGCCAGTCAAAATGCTGATCTCACAAAAAAACTATCAATCATGGAAAATGAGAAAAAATTCATATCTATGGGATATAACGAGGAGAGTGCGCACAAAGTGGCTAGTGCTTTAGCCGAGGGTGATATGAAATCATTTTTCAAGCAGCAGGAAATTTTTAATGCTGAATTAAACAAGAAGTACAAAGCAGAGGCGTTAAACAATACAAAAACGCCAGGACAGGACGATAATCACGACGATATCATGACAAAAGAGAAGTTAAGCACAATGTCATTAAGGGAACAGATGAAGTTCGCTGAAGAAAATCCTAGTGAATATCAGTCAATTTACGGCAAAGGAGAATAAGATATATGGCAAACACACCATATCCTAATTATGTATTGGAGAACAAGTTTGAAGACCAATACCAGACATATCTAGACTTAATGCAGTTCTGTACTGTTGATAACTCATTAACAGGCGAACCTGGCATGAAGAAAAAAATCCGTACTTATGTAGCAACTGATGGTACGGAAACAGTAGCAAAAGGTGAAGGGAACACTAAGTCAATCACAGCCAGCTACACTGAAACAGAATACACAATCGAGACATTACAGAACAGATTCGATTGGTATGATGAAGATGAAATGGAAGATCCATTAGTAGTTGATAAAGGCTTAGAACACCAGGCGGTTGATATGTTCAACACTGCCAACAAAAAGGCTATTGCTGAGTTTGCGAAAGCCACTCAGAAGGTAGAAACTGCTAAGTTCGATTTCAACTGTTTCGTTGATGCGGTAGCATCTATCAAGGATTTAAGAATCAGCGAATCAACTGAAATCACAGGATTAGGCGTTTTCGCATTAGTTCATAAGGACGATGTTGCAGAACTTCGCAAGAACTTAGGAGAATTATTAAAGTATGTTGAAGCATATGCACGTAATGGTTACATCGGAACAGTTGCCGGTGTAAACATCTATACATCTGCATTAGCAACTAAAGGAGAATTCGCAGTCGCAACTGCACAGGCAGTTACTTATTTCCATAAGAAAGGTGCAGAAGCCGAATCTTCAACTAGAGGAAGCCGTTCAGCAGAAAACGCTAATAAGCGTGAAAACACAGTTTTCTTAAGAACATTCGGTATCTTCGCTTTAACTGACCAGAACTTCATTGTAAAGGTTGTTAAGAGTGCAACTAGTGGACTCGCTGCGGGGGATGAAATTCCTACAGTCTAGAAAGGGGTAGAGAATGAAAAAAGTAGAAGTGATTAAAGCGTTTTATGACGCAAAAAACAAAAAGACCCTACGTAAAGTAGGGGATGTGATTAAAGTTACAGAAATCAGAGCAATGGAACTCATTGAAAAAGAGTTCGCAAAAGAAGCGGAATAGTGTATATGAAAGGGGATGATAAACATGACACAGGAAGAAATACTAAGAATCAAATTAAAAGATGATGATGTTGATGACGATGATTTAGTGGTTCTTCTGCAAAGTGCCAAGTTAATCATTCTCTCAAATCGCTATCCTTATCATGATTTTCCTGTTGATGACAACGGAGAATATATTCTTGAGAATAGATACAAGGATCTGCAGATAAGAATTGCAGTGGAATTATTTGCAAAAGCCGGTGCAGAAGGAGAACTGACTCACACAGAAAATGCAGTAACACGACAATGGGCAAGCGCCGATGTTTCGCCTGCACTTTTAAGGGAAATTATTCCTAAAGCGAAGGTATTCTAAATGAGAAACTTCAAGAGAGATCAGTTCACAATCTACTATGCACTGTTCCAAAAGGATAGTGCTACGGATAAATACGGCAACAGAATAGGTGGCTATACTGAGCCGACAAAATTAAAAATTTCACTTTCTGCAGCAAAGGGCGATTCGAATTATAACGTATTCGGTAAAGATACTGATTATGACAGAGAGATGGTTACGACAGATACTAACTGCCCTATTGATGAATATTCTAGATTATGGATTGGCGCCGATACGTCAGAGACCCACAATTACGTAGTGACAAAAGTCGCAGTAAGCAAGAGGGAGAAGAGATATGCAATCAAGGAATATAAAGGTTAGGCTGAACGATGAAAGTATCAGTCAAGCCATCTCTAGTCTTAAGGAATACAAGAAAACACTGAAATATAAGCAGGCCGCTCTCATGAAAGAACTCGGTGAGCATGGCTTTGAAGTGATGGTCAGAGAGATTGATTCCTATCCAATGCCTTATTCTAAGGACGATTTAATTAATAGTGTGTCATATGAATGCACAGGTAAAACAGTCACTATTTACAATGCATCTGAACACGCTTTATTCGTAGAATTCGGAACCGGAATCGTTGGCTCACGTTCGCCGCATCCACACGATACCATCGGGTATCACTATGATGTCAATAATCACGGTGATGATGGGTGGTATTATCGTGATGAAGGCAAATGGCAGTGGACAAAAGGTATGCCATCTAGACCATTCGCTCATGGCACATACGAGACTTTGAGGGCAGAACTTATCGATATTGTAAAGAGGGTGTTTCAACAGTGATTGACAGAGAAGATGAATTATTCGCTGATATTGCAGACCATCTTAGAAAACAGTTTGATGGTATTTATATTATCGGAAAGCAATTATCTTCTGAACCACCTAGATTTCCGGCAGTATCTATCATTCAAGAGAACAACGTAGTAAACAAACGATATAGTACATTTAACGAGATGGAAAATGTTGCTCATATTACGCAGTACATTGAAATCTATTCTAATGATAAAGAGCAGAAAGAAGAAATATGCAAATCGATATCGTTAGCAATTGATAATGTATTGAAAACTCATGGCTATTGCAGAATGCTTAACCAGCCGATGGTTAACGCTGATGATACTATAGCAAGAAGAATCATGAGATATAAGAAAGAAAATGAAACACAATATTAAGGAGGATAAATATGGGAGTAGCAATCAACACAGCTGGCGTAACTGTAGGATATGCCGTTGAAGCGACAGCAGGTACTAGACCAACTGGTGGGTACACTGTAATTCCGGACATCAAGTCCGTTCCGGAACTAAATCCAAGTCCCGAAACTTTAGAATCTACTGATCTAATGGAAACAGAGTACAAGACTTATATTGAAGGCTTAAAGGACTTAGGTGGAGCATTAGCGTTCACAGCAAACCTAACAGAGGAACTTATTACAGTTTGGGATGCCTTAATTGGAAAGTACGAAGAAGCTGCAAAGACAGGCAAGTCTACATGGTTTGAAATCAAACATCCTAAGTTAGCAAAATCTGTTTACTTTAGTGGTCAGCCATCAAAGACAGGTTTACCAGCAATTGAAGTAAACAGCATCTTAGAAACTAACTTATATATCACACCTACAGGTGCACCTGAATGGGGAGCAAAAAGCACTGATAACGTATAAGTTAGAGGCGCTTTAATCGGCGCCTTTTTTTAATAATTTATAGAGGAGATAAGCAAGTATGGAAAAATCAAATAGCACAACAATCAAGTTTGCATACGAAGGCAAGAATTATGAATTAGGTTATACAAGAGAAATTGTCGGTAAGATGGTTGGAGAAGGCTTTGAAATTGAAAAAGCAGCTCAGAACCCACTTGATGCGATTTATGAATTATTCATTAATTCATTTGAAATGAATCATCAAGATACAGATATCGATACAAGAGAAAAGATTTTAAAGAATCTTGGCAATAAAGAGCATCTATTTGCAGTGCTTGTAGAAATGTTCTCTGAACCAATTGAATTCCTAGGAGAACCAGAAAAAAACGCGATCGAGTGGACAGTATAGAAGGCGAAAGTGATGCCGATGCGTTCACGAATGATTATAGGAAAGTAATGAATGAGTGGTTTCCCTATTATCTTGCGTTAGGGATGACCTATGAACAGTATTGGTGTAGTGATCCATATCTTACGGTTTATTATCAGAAAGCCAAGAAAATGAAGTTTGATTATGATAATCAGATGGCTTGGATAAATGGAATGTATATCTATGATGCCGTGTCGGCTATTGTGTTCAATACATGGTGCCGTAAGGAAGGGGAACAGTGCAGAAATTATACTGATAAGCCTTATGAATTTGATGAGGCAAAGCAAGAAGAAGAATTAAAGAAAGAAGCAGAAGTCCAGGCAGAAGCGTGGATGCGAAACTTCGTTAATCTATATAAAGTTTAGAGCCAAACCGAGAGCCTTATTTTTTTAAGGAAGGAGGTTTAAGACTATATGGCTGATATAGATAAATTATCGATAGTATTCGAAAGTGATGTTGATGGAGCAGTCAACGCAATAGATAAGTTGACAGGTGCACTTCAAAGATTAAATCAAGGTATTAAGATTGACGGCAATGTTGCAACTACCTTGAACTCTCTTTCAAGACTTGACAAAGTAGTCAATGGTTTAAACACCAAGAATGTTGATGCTTTTTCTAAAGGAATAAGAAATCTTGTTGAAGCATTAAAGCCTTTAGAAAAAATAGGCGATAGTGGTCTTGGCAAAACTTTGAACAGTTTATCAAATATATCTAAAACCATCAGCAAACTAGACCAGGCAGACTTAGGCAAGTTCAGCGGGCAGATGAATCAGATTTCAAGTGCCATGGCACCACTTGCACAGAACGGCAATCAGCTGTCTGATGTGTTTAGTAAAATGCCGAGTGCAGTAGCCTCTGCATCCAAGTCTCTAGATACCTATAATTCTAAATCTAGAGGTGCTAAGGTTCATACAGGTGGACTGTTTTCAGCAATCAGTTCTTTAGTAAGCGGAGCAAGAGGAATACATTCTACTTTCTCGTCACTGAATTCGACGTTCGGTTTCTTTTATAATGAAAGTGCTGAATACATAGAACAGTTAAATCTGTTCAATGTTGCAATGGGCAGTGCTGCACAAAGTGCCAGCGCATTTGCTCAAAAGGTCAGTGATGCTATGGGTATCGATCCAGGCAAATGGATGGAATACCAGGGCACACTTAATATGATGATTGAAGGCTTTGGCGTGGCAAGTGACAAAGCACAGATAATGTCGCAGAACCTAACACAGTTATCATATGACTATAGTTCCTTAATGAACGTAGATGTAAGCACTGCTTTCGATAAAATACAGAGTGCCATGTCCGGACAGATTAAAGGATTGAAGGAATATGGTAACAACGTGTCTGTTGCGATGGTCAAACAGACAGGTCTTAAATATGGCTTACAAGGCAACGTAAGTACCTGGGATCAGAACACACAGGCAATCATGAGATACATCACTATCATGAATAATGCCAGCAAAGTAGATGTATTTAATGATATGGCACGTACAATCAATACGCCTAGTAATGCCGTACGTATCTTGGCACAACAGTTTAACCTGCTTAGACGTGCAGTCGGTAATATTGCGAGCGTATTTGCTACGGCAGTAATTCCATATATACAGGTAGCAGTTGAACTTCTGAATAAGTTTGCTAGTTTTGTAGCTGGCTTATTCGGATTTAAATTACCAACCATTGATTATAGCGGCTTAGAAAAAGGCTCTGGTGCTATGGATGACATGGCAGACAGTGCTAAGGACGCAGGCTCATCAGTGGGTGGAGCAACCAAGAAAGTAAAAGACCTAAAGAAAGAACTACAGACATTAGGATTTGATGAATTAAACATTCTCAACAGTCCAAAGAACGATTCCGACAGTGGCGGCTCTGGTGGTGGATCCGGTGGCGGCGGTATCGGTGGTGGTGCTGGTATCGGTGATATCGATTTGCCACAATATGATTTCTTGAAAGGCTTAAAGAAAGATACAGACGAAATAGAAAAGAGATTAAAGGAACTATTTAAACCTGTCACTGATAGTTGGAACAAGTATGGCAAAGGCGTCATGGACAGCTTTAAGTTTGCTTTAAATGAATTATCTGAACTCACAAAGAGTATCGGCAGATCATTTGGAGAGGTATGGCAGAACGGCACAGGCAAGAAGACGGTAAGTGAAATTCTACTAATCGTTAAGAACTTATGCGACTTCATCGGATATCTAGCAAAGCGTTTCAGAGAAGCGTGGGATGAAGCAGGACTAGGAACAAAGATCATTCAGAATCTATGGGATGCTGCAAATAATTTACTTCATTCCGTTGAAGACATTAGTGAGCAGCTGAGCAATTTTGCTTTCTACCTTGATTTCAAGCCAGCGTTAAAGAGCGTTTATAGTTTATCAAAGGCTTTTAAAGAACTTTCAGATATTGTAGGAAAATATCTAAGTGATGCTTTCAAAAATGTACTGTTGCCATTAGCAAAATGGGGCATTGAAAAAGTTATTCCTACAGGAGTTAGTGCTTTAGCAGATGCCTTAAAGGGAGTCAGTGCTGCTCTTAAGAATTTAAGACCGTTTATCACTTTTCTAGAAAAATTAACTGTTGCCCTAGGAAAATTAGTAGGGAACACTATTTTGGTTGGCATCAGTGCATTAGGAAAAGCATTGAAGGCTATCGGTCAGTCAAAAACATTATTAGCAGCATTAACCACTACTGTAGCAACGCTTATCGCTTCTATGAAGTGGGGCAAGGTAATCAATGACTTGAACGATGTAAACAGTACCGTAAGCAAGTTGAAGGTAGTATTTGAACTTTTCAAAAGTGAAGGAATCTCTGCACTTGAACTTTTGGTACAGGATTTTGTTAAGTCGCATAAAGCACTCGATACATTAGTCACTGGCTTCAAGGGCCTAAATGATGCTAATGGTATACTTAGCGGTGTTAGTACTGCAGTTACTGCATTAGGTACAAAACTCGGTGTATTGACCGTTGCAGAAGGTGGAGCAACAACTGCAACTGGCTTGTTAGGTGGTGCACTCGCATTCCTTGCGGCAAATCCATTAGTAGCGGTGGCTGGTGCTATAACAGTTGCAGTAGGGGCTATTGCATTCTTCACAAGCAGAGTTAAGGATAATTCTGATGCACAGGAAAATGCGTTAGAATCAGCAAAAAGACTATCAGATGGATTAAAGGAACAAGCCAAAGAATGGAGAAACGCCAGCAAAGAAGCGAAAAATAATGCTAGTGATGGCATAAAGAACGCCAATGTAGCTGCAGACTACGCTAGCAAATTGTATAACATTGTTGATGCGAACGGTAAAATCACAGGCAGTGTAAAACAGGCACAATTCTTCGTTGATGAACTTAACAGTCAGTTAGGAACTAACATTAAGATTCATGATGGTGTGATTTCTAATTGGGGCAAGGAAAAAAACGCGATCAACGAAACTATTGAAGCACTAAAGCGAAAAGCAGTAATTGAAGCGTATAGCAAAGATTTTGCTGAAGCAGACATGAAGAGAATAGAAGCCAAAAAGCAATTGGCAGAAGCAACTAGCAAACTCAATGAATCTAAAGAGAAAGAAGCAGAACTTGAAAAAAGACTTCTTGATGCTCAAGCAAATCACACAGGGTCTACTATTTACCTTAGAAACGAACTTGAAAAACAGAAAAAAGTGACAGATCAATATAGTGGCGCTGTAGAAAATGCAAAGAATAAATTGACTGATATCACCGAAGGATGCGATATGTACAATAAAGCAATCCAGGCAACAGATGGAACGGTTGAAAGTTCTACTGCATTCATCGTCGCACAATATGGAGTGTTAGCGAAAGATGGCACATATACGTATAGTTCTTTAGCGAACGGTCTAAATGACCTTAACGCCAAGTGCGATGAAAACGGCAAAGTATGGCAGACCTTAAGTAAGACAGAACAGGAAGCGAGCAAACAAGCGAGAATTCAGTTGCTTGGTGACTTGGCTCAGAAAGCATTCAGTCAAGGCAAGACTTACGAGCAGATGCTTTCTACTGCAAAAGCAAAAGGTGCTGAATTAACACAAGCCGATAAGGCTGAGTTAAAGAAGCAGTATGATAATCTGAAAAAACAGGCTGACGATATCAAAGCAGTTAAAAAAGAGCAGTACAATGCCTTGATGTCTTTACTTGATAAGTATGGAATCGACAAAAAGAGCAAAGACGGAAAACGCTACGTAAACGAATTGAAAGATGCACAAAAGAATGGTACTGAGCAAGGTCAGAAGTATATTGACAACCTAGCCAAGAAAATCAGCAACGACAGTCATAAAGTCACTAACGAAGTTGATAAGACTAGTAAAAACAGTAAAAAGCAATTTGAGTCTCACCAAGCAGAATTTAAAGTGGCTACTAAGACTGCTGAGAAAACCCTAGCAGCTTTCCTAAATTCAATTCCTACTTTTAAACCAATAAAATTGGGTCTTGAAGTTGCCAAGAAAGTATTAAAAATAGGGAATTTTGGATTTGATATTGATTTACGTGCTGGAGGTGGTTTTCCCGACACAGGTCAGATGTTCATCGCTCGAGAAGCTGGACCGGAATTAGTAGGTCGTATCGGTCGCAGAACTGCTGTTGCGAATAATGATCAGATTGTGCAGGGTATCGCAAGTGCCGTAAGAAGTGCCATGGCTGGCGCAAATAATCCTAACGGTGGTGGTACTACAAGAATCACAGTACAGAACGTTCTTAACGGCAGAGCAATCGGTGAGTCTGTCATCGAATACCATAATGGCAAAGTCAAACAGACAGGACATAGTCCTTTATTATTCTAAAAGGAGGGAGACAACGTGGAATATATTCTAGAAATAAATGGCTACGGGTGTTTCCCTAGCAAATACGAAGTACAGCTAAGCGATGTTGACAGGGAGGACGGAAGCGGAAGAAACCAAAACGGAGATATGCTACGAGATAGAGCGGGGGTCAAGAAAAAAGTCATCTTGACTTTCGCTGCTATTCCGCAGTCAAAGGCAGAACGCCTGTTGCAAGCCGTCAAGGATGAATTCGTTACTGTCACATACCTAGATCCGGAACTTGGAAAACGAACAATGACAGCTTATGTCGGTGACAGAAACTGTCAGATATTCAAATATGATAGGGCAAGTCAAGAATGGATATGGGATAGTATAACATTCAACCTTATCGAGAAATAATCATAAGGAGGGGCGATGATGATTAACACAAGCAGACAATATCAAGATGTTATAGTTGGTCCTTCTAGAAGCATTAAAGCAAGAGTGAAATTCAACGGAGATACTTTATTGGATGATGATAAAGTTATCTCTGTTTCACTGAATGAGATAGCGAATTCTGATGAAAAAGTCACAATTGGTGAACTCAACAGTGCGAAGGCAGTCGTGGAGTTCGAAATGCCTAATGATACAATCCCTTTAAAAAACGGAATATTCAGTGTTCAAAGCGGACTGCTTGTGAATGGTGAATATGAGTTTGTGGATAAAGGAACATTCTATATAGATGAGATAGAAAGCAGCATGGGCAGTAAGATTGTTACTGTCAGCGGCTATGACAGTATCTATAGAATGAATGCAGAATACGAGCCAGGTATTAAATATCCGGCGTTACTAGAAGATGTGGTGGGAGACATATGCAGACAGTGCAATATCACATCTGCAATTGAGAACATTCCGACGATTACATTAGACGGCTACCAGGAAAGCATCACCTGTAAAACATTCATGGGCTACTGCCTAGGACTCATGGGATTGAATGGGCGCATGAACGAAAGCAACAAACTGATAGGCTACTGGTTTGAAGACAGTGGCTTTAAAGTTAAATGGGATAATCAGTTTCAGAGTGGATTCAAGTTAACATCCGACAATGATGTGAAGGTCACAAGCGTGTCCTGCAATGGATTGATTAGTGGTAACGGCTATGGCATATCATTTGAGAATCCATACATGACACAGGAAATTCTCGATGGAATATACAAGAAAGTGAATGGCTTTACTTATAGTCCATCGACTGTTGAATGGAGAGGTAATCCGTCATTACAGATAAGTGACATCATCAAAGTAGAAGATAACAACGGTGTATTCCACAATGTCATTCTAAGTGAACACACAATTACACTGACAGGCATGAAAGACAGCATCACTTGTAAAGGTTCCAATGGTGAAATTGTGATGAGTACATCAAACTCGCCTACGCAGTTAGTCGTAAAGCGATTGTACAACACACTCACAAATGCACTCAAGACAAACAGTGAGAACATTCTAGGGCATAATGGCGGCTACTACAGAGTAGACTTCAATGAAGAAGGGCAGCCTAGTGGATGGTCTATCATGAATACGCCGACACTACGTGATGACACTAAGATGTGGAAATTCTCTAGTGGTGGTCTTGGCTACAGTGTTGATGGCGGTAAAACATTCACAAAGATTGCATTTGACTTAGAAGGCAATTTTAGTGCAAATGCTATTACCACAGGGACCATCAGTGGCGAAATGTTTGAATTGAATCTCGAAACTGGAGTCATCAAGATAGGCGAAAGAGACGATAAGGGGGAGATAAGTAACCCTAGCCTATACGTGAATGAAAAGGGCGAAGTGAAGATCAGAGCGTTCGAAAGAGTCGAGAACAAGGCTGATGAAGCGCTTAAACAGGCACAGGGTTCAGTTAAGAAGTTTGTTTGCGAGTATGCTAGTTCAACAGATGGAGCAACACCACCAGAAACAGGGTGGTCAGAAACTGCACCGACTTGGCGTCCAGGAATCTATATATGGCAGAGAACAGCCACAACGATCAACAATACTGTCACATACAGTACACCAGTATGCATTACAGGAGCAAAGGGTGAGGATTCTATATTGTTGTGTATAGAGTCATCAAATGGCACGACATTCAAGAACAGCGATGTGGCAACTATATTCACGGTAAGTATATATGTGGGTGGAGTTGTGATTGATAACTCTTTGAAGTTGAGGGAGACATTCGGAGATGGTGCATATCTTCAGTGGCTCATTAAAAAGCATGGAGAGACTGAATTCAGCAAGATCCCGTTAGATGATTCAAGACTCAATGATAACGGGTTCATGTTCACTATTTCAGCAAAAGACATTAAATTCAAGGCAGTATTCAACTGCGAGTTAAACATTTAGGAGGAAAATTATGGCAATTAAAGCGGTCAATCAGATTGACGTTATCGACTTAACCGATGGCTATTCGGTTGTATTAACTAATGACAACTATACATTCTTAGGTACTACTACTTCTGTAAACGGTACACAGACAACTACTACACAGGTAATGGCATTATGCGGTAGCGAACAGGTTCCATGTACTGTAGGAACTATTACATGTCCTACAGGAATCTCAGCAGTGTCTGACGGCAAGTCACCAATGCCAACAATCACAGTTACTGCAACATCTGCATTAACTAAGAGCGGTACTATTACTATCCCTATCGTCGTTGATGGTGATATTACAATTAACAAGACATTCAGTTTCTCAATTGCATTTAAAGGTCAGACAGGGCAGAACGGTACAAGTGTTACTGTAAGTTCAACTTCTGTAACATACCAGGTTGGTGCAAGCGGAACTACTAAACCAACAGGTGAGTGGAGCACTACTGTTCCAAACGTACCTAATGGTCAGTTCTTATGGACTAAGACAGTAGTCAAGTATTCTGATGGCAAATCAACAGAAGCGTATTCAGTCTCTTACAAGGGTACAAACGGTTCTAACGGTTCAAACGGTACAAGCGTTACTGTAAGTTCAACATCAGTTACATACCAGGCAGGCACAAGTGGCACTACTCCTCCAACAGGAACATGGAGTTCAACAGTTCCTAGTGTGGCAAATGGTCAGTACCTATGGACTAAGACTGTTGTTAATTATTCTGATGGTAAGTCTACTGAATCATATTCCGTATCTTATAAAGGTACAAATGGAACGAATGGGAAGGATGGCTTAGATGCTATCACAATGGCAATCACTTCAAGCGGCGGAACAATCTTTAAAAATACCGCTATTGCTACAACTTTAACTGCTCATGTATACAAGGGTGGAGTTGAAGTTACAGGGTCAGCTTTATCTGCATTAGGAACCATCAAGTGGTACAAGGATGGTGGAACTACTGCAGTAGCAACAGGGGCAACATATACAATCGGTGCCGGCGATATTACAAACAAGGCAACATTCAGCGCACAGTTAGAAGGATAATCATATGATTAAGGCATCGGCTAGCATGACCCTCGTGAGAGTCAATGATGGCGAGGACGGGCAGGGAATTCGCTCAATCACTCCGGAGTATTATCTATCAGATTCTGCAACGAAAATGCCCGACGCAAGCAGTAGCGGGTGGAAAAGCGTTCCCGATGACTACATTGACAAGCATTATTACTGGGTTAGATCGAAGATATTATGGGATGATGGAACATATACAACGACCACCCCAGTGCTTGCAAATGACCTAAAGTCAATCATTGATGATTACGACAACAGAATAAACAACATGAACAGTCAGCTGCAGCAGGCAACCAAGGATGCTTCTTCATCTATTGAGCAGACCAAGGCATCCATCTTACAGACTGTATCAGAGAATTATTACAGTGCCTCTGACGGCGCAAACCTTGCTTCTACTGTATCTACTATTCAGCAGACAACAGAAAGCATTCAGATGGGATTTGTAAAGAAAGAAGACTTTAGTTCTCTTTCTGATACTGTATCAAACAATCAGACTCAGCTGAACACTTATATCAGATTCAATGCAGAAGGCATAGAGATAGGTAAACAGGAATCTGAATTCAAAACCAAACAGACAAACAGCAAGTACTCTATTCTTCAGAACAACGATGAAGTAGCGTACTTCGCTAACAACAGAATGTATAACTCAAACATCGAAGTTTCTAGTTCTTTAAGGATTGGAAACTTCGGATTCATTGTTAATCACGATGGATCTTTAACCTTTAAGAAAGTAGGTGGTGACTGATGGCAACAAGCGCATCATGCAGTGCGGCATTTGGTGGTGGCAATGGTAATGTCACAATGACAATGACACGAACAAGTGTCAATGTGGATGGCAACTATGATTTGTGGACTGCTACACTGACTAAATACTATAAGTGGAATATTAACTCAAGCGCTACTAAATACGGCTCTATGTGGGCTAATGGCGTACTGTTATGGTCGGGTGGTGTGACTATCGGAGGAAGTGGAACAAAGACACTTGCGACAGTTACAAACATCAAGATTCCTCATGACAGCAACGGTGGGAAGCATTTTGATTTCTCATTCTCACAGGAATTGAAGGTAACTCTTTCGGGCAGTTATGTAGGTAGTGTATCTGCTTCGGGTGGTATCGATTGTGATGTCATTCCTAGAGCAACAAAGCCATACTGTTCTCCAGCATCTGTATATTTTGGCAACAGTGTCACAATCAAGACGCCTAGAGCGTCATCTGATTTCGGACATGTAATAACGTACAGCTTTTATGATAAGACTGAACAGATTGCTGATAATCAATGGAATGATGAATTCAAATGGACGGTTCCAACTTCGCTGATTAACAAGATGACTAACACGTCATATTCATATATGACATTCAAGGTAGATACATACAATCGTGCCGGAAAGTACATCGGTACTAACTACTGCCGATTGGATTTAGTACTGCCATCGGGCTATGAGCCTAGTGTCACAGGAATCACATACACAAATGAAGATGCTGCAATCGCAAAAAGATTCGGAGCATCAACGATTATACAGGGTGTTTCGAAGGTCAAGTGTAATGTATCTACTTCAACGAAGAACGGCGCTACAATCACTTATTACAACAATGAGATTGATGGACAGCTTATCCCTGGTCCTAACAGTTACTTTACAACTCAGCCTCTTAAATCCTCTGGTACAGTTGTTCTTAAATCAACAGTTACAGATTCGAGAGGGCAGAAGGCTACACTGTCTAAGAATATCAGCGTCACAGAGTGGCATTCGCCAACGGTAAAAAATGTGAGTGCTCAACGTTGGAATGTGACATCTAATAAGGCTGACGATGAAGGCACGGCAGTTAAGATTACTTATTCATTTTCAGTTGCACCTGTTAACAATAAGAATGATAAGACTGTCATGATCCAGTATAAAAACGGCGAGGTATGGACAACCCTCGCAACTTATACAGATTCATACAGTGCAGAAAACAAGGTATACATATCATCTAATGGTAAGTTCAGCACAGATAATGCCTATTCATTCAGAGTGCTTGTGAAGGATTACTTTACGACAGACGGTGTTGCATCTTATGCTGCTATTGCTCCTTCATTTAAACTCTTGGATTTTTCTGCTGACGGTCGAGGTATCGGAGTTGGGTGCAAGGCAGAGAGTGGTAAGTTAAAGGTGGATATGCCTCTTGAAGCACAGTCATTTAATGGGTACGTCTTCGATTTCGATACGGAGAATCAAATAGATACATGGGTGCTCGTAAAGAAAGAAGAAAAAATACAGCATTTATGGATTGGCTGGTCTCCTTGGTATTCATGTGGCACTAATGCATGCGGCATTACCTTGAAATATAGGTATAATGCAGCCCTTAGATCATGTGAATTGAACTGGGATGGTGTGGTAAATGCCCCAATCGGAGGGAATACCATGGGGTACATGTGGACTGAATTTCCGGCCGACAAAAAGCCAAAAGGCAACATGTTCATTCCTGTACCAAACTCTGCCGCAGATGCTGGGCTAGTAATCAGATATTACCCTGTAACCAACGATATGACAAAAGGCAATTTCACCTTGACTTCACTAAAAAACACCATAAACAACGTTTATATTTGCGGTTTTTATACGTACTCATATGCTTAAAAAGGAGAAGAAAATATGAAATTATATGATACATCATTAAAATACATGGACACTATCAACGCAGTTGGAGGAACTATCGTGGCTGTATTGAGTGCAGTTTTTGGCACTCATTGGCTACTATTCGTAGGGTTTCTCACACTTAACATTATTGATTATATTACAGGGATTAGAAAATCTCGTTTAACAGGAAAAGAAAACAGTGCCAAAGGAGTACGCGGTGTATGGAAGAAGTTAGGTTACTGGCTCATGGTACTTGTTGCTTTCTTAGCATCTGCAATCTTTATCGAGATTGGACAGACAATCAATGTCGATTTAACTATCACAACATACGTAGGTTGGTTCACTCTAGCATCACTTATTATCAACGAATTGAGAAGCATTCTAGAGAACTTTGTGGAATCCGGTGACAACGTACCATCTGTTTTAACTAAAGGCTTAGAAGTGGCAGAAAACGCTATTAACAAAGGAGAATAATTATGGAATTACAAGACACAGTAGAACTAATGAACAGTGCTGAATATAAAGACAGATTTAAAGCAGAATATTGGCAGGCTAAAATCAGATATGACAAGTTAGATGATATGACAGTCAAGTATGAGGCTCGTACTTTGACATTCATCCCTAGATGTTCACTTGATCTATTAAAAGAGCAGAAAAAGCATTTAGGAAATTATATTCGCACTCTTAAGATTAGAGCAGAGATTGAAGGAATCGAACTTTAAAGAAAGAAGGTATAAAGTATGAGTAAAAACGCAAACACTATTTTAGATATCGCAAGAGGTTGGATTGGAAGAAAGGAATCCAACGGAACTCACAAAGAAATTATTGATGTGTACAATAATCACAAACCACTCGCAAGAGGATATAAAGTTAAGTACACTGACAGCTGGTGTGCCACATTCGTTTCAGCATGTGCAATCAAGGCAAATTATACAGATATTATTCCTTTGGAATGTTCTTGCAATCAAATGATTAAGAAGTTCAAGAACATGGGTCGCTGGACTGAAGACGATGGACACGTGCCACACCTAGGAGATGTGATTTTTTATGACTGGCAAGATGACGGAAAAGGTGACGATAGAGGATCGTCTGAACATGTTGGATATGTAGAAAAAGTAGCGAATGGCAAAATTACCGTGATTGAAGGCAATAAGAGTGATTCTGTTTCTAGAAGGGTGCTAAATGTAAATGGCAGATATATTCGTGGCTTTGGATGTCCGGCGTATGAAACACAAGCACATGCTTCTACTTCTAAACCACAGAGTAATTCATCTAGTGCTTTAGGCACTTATATGATTACTGCTAGTGACCTAAAAGTCCGCACAGGACCAGGAATGAATTACAGAGTTAAGACACATAACGAATTAACTAAGGATGCTAAAGCCCACGATTATGATAAAGACGGATGTATTAATTACGGAACTCGTGTTACGGTGTCTAAATTTGACGGAGATTGGGCAAAGATTCCAAGTGGTTGGGTCGCTAAAAGATACCTAAAAAAAGTCTAATGCTCACAAGGTTGACATGAGCAGAAACAAATACTAGAATATTTTTTGTAAGAAGTGTCTAGTGGACAATCATTGTTTCTGCTATTTAAAAAAGGATTGGTTGCCGCCAATCCTTTTATTTTATAAAG